AACGTTTTCGGCGGCGATTCAGAGAATGACAGGGCGACCGCGTCTGAGGTGACCACCAGCAAGGCGCCCGCTGCCGCGGTGACGACTACGAAGTCCGCAGCCGAGGTGTCTTCGTCGCAGGCCGCCTCGTCCTCCCGTACAGCTGCAGCTGCAGCCGCGGCGGCCGCAGAGGCGGAGAAGAGGCGTCAGGCAGAAGCGGCGCGACTCGACCCGAACACCTACGAAACTCTCGGCGAGCGTGACTTTGCGCTTCTCGCCAAGAACCCCGACAGCTACATTGGCCGGAAAGTCACCGTTTACGGCGTCGTGACACAGGCCGACGCCGCAACCGGAAACAAGCAGTTCCTCGCACGGACCGCCGCTGAACCCATGGGGGCCTCGTACAACTACGACCTCACAGCCCTCGTCACCACGCAGGATCCGAGCCTCATCGCGAACGTCGTCGAAGACGATTTCGTGACCATGCACGTCGAGGTGGAGGGTTCGTATACCTACGACACCAAGATCGGCGGCAGCAACACCGTGCCGGAGTTCAAGGTCAACATCATCAACGTGACCGGCTAGGTATTTCGACAGAACGCCCCCACTCCCGGCCGGAGAGTGGGGGCCTTGTCGTGTAACGGAGGCGAAGTCCGGAGCGGTTTCAGTAGTGCCCAGCCAGTCGTGTAAGTCGTGTTTCGCACTGGCGGGGTCTTCAGCGGAAATAGAGCCGTGGCGTGCGTCACAGAATCCGAATTCTTCCGCGCCGGTTTCTAGACTCGTCGTCGCACCGGCCATCCCCCCGCATTGAGGCCGGTGCCGCGACCCCGCCGGCCGACCCCCAGTGGCCGGCGGGGTTCGCCCTGCCGGAGCTCGCACAAACTGGTACGTCCGTACTAATATCTCGCCCTGCGGCGGGTGGCTGACAAGCCTCGACAGCCCGGCGTAGGCCCCGCCGACCAAGTATTCCCGACTGCGATCGGCGGGGCATCACCTGCAAGACATATCCCGCAGTGCAAACTGTCCCCTATGCTTCCGGGGAATCCGCCTGCGCCGTTAACGACGAGCCGTAGGTCGCCGATGGCTAACCACGTGCCCGATTGGGTTCTACAATCGGATGTCTCAGTGTGGGAAAAGGACCTCCTCGAAGTCCACGGTTCCCACGAACCGCAATGGCTCATCGAACCTGATGGTGATCGAACGCTGTGGCTACACAAGGATGTCGTCTCGCACTACAACGCACGACTGGAGCGGGTCATCCCGAAAGGGGAGGACTGGTCCGAGATAATCAGCACCCAGGTCGCCCTGCTCTTGGGCTTGCCAGTCGCGGAAACGCGTATGTGTTTACGGAAGGGGCGCCGCGGGACTATCTCGAAGGACGTCAGACCAGACGGTTTCGATCTTCACAATGGCCTCGTCATTATGGATTCGGTTGAAGGCTACTTTCCCCATCGAGAGGGAGCACACGGAGTCGATCCAGCGCGCCCGGGGGTGAATCGTCCCGGCCACACCCTCGCCAATATTCGCCGAGTGTTAGAGGACTATGCGCCGCCTCCCGAATTCAGTAAGGAGAACTTGACCTCCTTTGACGTCTTCGCAGGATATTGCGTGCTTGACGCTCTAATCGCAAATCGGGACAGGCACGAGGAGAACTGGGCAGTTCTTATTCCTCAGCTCACAGGGGATTCGGCGCGTCTTGCTCCGAGCTATGATCACGCTAGTAGCCTCGGTTTCAACCTCGACGATGAGGTTCGCGCGGTCAAGCTGCTGAATCTGCGAAAATTCGCGGAGGGAGGCACTGCGGGTCGATTCGAGTATGTAGGGAAGCGGCCCCCGACGTTGGTTTCGCACGCTGCAGACGCCCTCGGGCTCTGCACTCCAGAAGGCAGGGATTGCTGGCTGAACCGGATCGCTGACCTGGACTTAGGACCAGTCCTGAGCGTGCTGGAGGGAAACCAGATCCAAACCATGTCAGACGTTGAAGCTACGTTTGCCTACGAACTTCTACAACTCAACTTGAGGAGGATCCAAGATGGTGCACAGTGCCACGCTTGAGCCGCCACGCGAGGATGCTCGCCCGTCCGACGTGCGGGACCTTCTCGTGTTGTGGCAGCACCCGATCACCAGATCAATACTTCCAATCGGTCGGCTGACGCACTCAGACGATGGCTCCTACGCGTTCGCATACACAAGGCGGGCTGCCTACGTTGAAGGCCTCCGCCCCCTTCCAGGGTTGCCGGACTTGAGACGTCGATATGAAACCGATCATCTCCCCGCTGTGTTTCGTCAGCGGGTAATGGAACGGTCACGCGCCGACTTCGGTGATTATGTTCGCTCGCTCGGCTTGAATCCAGAGCGCGCTACTCCATGGGAGCAGATCGTTACTTCAGGCGGCAGGCGCGCCGGCGACACTCTCCAATTTATGGAGGTCCCCAGCGTTGAGGGAGGTCGCGCGCATGCCCGTTTTCTTGCCAGTGGCGTCCGTCATGTACCCGGGCACCAGTGCGTCTTTGTCGACCGTGAATTGAGCATTACTGCTGCTCAGCATGAGGCCGCGCTCGCATCGCTTTCACCTGGGTCCATGGTGCATGTCGAGGCAGAGATCGCGAACGAGCATGATCAAGACGCTTCACTAGTGACTACTGACGGCATCCCAGTCGGTTGGGTTCCCGCGTGCCTGTCCCGCAGCTTCAGGGAGCTCCTGGCTCTAGGCCCCGTGACGCCCACCGTCACAAGCGTGAGAGGCCGAGAAGTCCAAGCACACCTACGGCTGGTATTGGACCTCGACATGAACGTTCCCGACGGTTTCACCTTTGATCGTGACGGACTGTGGGAACCACTTGCCTGACCCCGGGCCCAAGCGGGACTTGCTGCTCAACACGAGAACGCCCCCACCTCGCGAAGAGGTGGGGGCGCTGTCGTGTGAAGCTACTAGTCAACCGCATGCACCACGCTCGTTCCCTTTTTTACAAGGCGGTCCTGGATTCGCTTGCCGACGCGTTCACGGATTGTGATTCGGTTGCGAACGCCGAGTTCGAAGCGGACGGCGGCCGTTAATGTTTTGGTCGTGTGAACGAGATAGTCGATGTCGATTGCGGGCCGCTTGTTGCGCACGACCAAATTGCACGCGTTACCGTACGTGGCACTTACACTTCTTGCTGCGTCGACAATGTGGTATCCACCAACCGACAAGATGACCATGGTTGCCCGATATAACTCGCGTCGCGCCTGGTCCATTTCGGCGAGGACATCCTTGGGGTCTTTCGCCCGCGCTCGCAGGTCTACGAAGATATCGTCGAGAATCTTGGTGTTGAAGAAGATATCAGCCTGCGCTTTTATGATCTGCTCGCGCCGAAGTTTAATGAGTTCACGTTTGTCGGTAGCCAATGCGGTATAGAGCACTCCGGCGAACACAATGGTCGGTGCAATCAATGCGAACCACAGTGGCGTCGTGGAACTCGTCAAGAGATCGATCAGTCTCTGCATTCGATCAATCTATAGCCAGCCAACTGCGGGCGGCACGACCAGGCTGCGTCCGGCCTCAGTCCTCCATCGCAAGAACCATCATCGCCGCATTGAATCGCTCGCCGGGCGTGCGTGGCCTTGGTGGACGGATACCAAGAGCCGACAGGATGCCCGCGATTACCGCGGCCCTGCGGTCACGTTGACGACGTCCGGTCGTGGCTAGCATCGCAACATCCTTTCGCGGAGAACCACCCGCCGTGAGCAACACTGGGCGGGTTGCGGGCGTACGGCGAACGAGAAAGAGGCTTGCCCGAGTTCTCCCGGACAAGCCTCTCCCTGACATTTGGCAATGTGAGGTAGATGCTACAGCGCGTCATGCACTAGATCTACTGAGCAATTCTGTGCGGGTCAGCGGATCAAGCTGGGGTCAACGTACTTACCGTTCTCGTCGGTCAGGTGGTCGTTGTCGCACTGGTAGATGTTCAGCCGCTGGTTTTGGCCTACGATCTTGGCCTGCTCGTGCTGGAGGATGAGCGGGTCCGTGGTCGAGCATTTTGAGCATCTCAGGGTCATGACCGGAGAATCCCACAGCACACTGCGCCGGACCACGGAATCGAGCGAAAAAGACCGCGAGCAATTCTGGGCGGGTCAGGGAACCTCATGCGGGTGGAACTTCCTGCGGCACTTGCCCACGCAGTTGTAGCCGACAGCCGTACGGTCGACGGCCCCTCCCAACAGTGATTCGATGTCTACCTCGAACTCCAGTTCACCGCCGCAGTTCGGGCATCGCTTCGTGGTGGCTTCGAATTCTCTCGTTCCCATGTAGCGATGATCCCAGGTTCCAGATGGAGCTGCCTCGACGGCCGTCGGGAGCTGGTCGGTCTCGGTGTCGAATGGGACGGGTTTTCTGGACACCTAGACCTCCAGGGCGAGTTGCTCAAATGGCGGTTCGATGATGGGGGCTCCCGGAATCGGGAGACCCTTCCTGCGCAGGTCCTTCCAGGCGCCGTGATCGGCGCGTTCGAATGTCCGGACCCTATGACAGTTCGCGCACACCACGTCACACTTGGCCATTTCTGCTAGGAGCACTTCGCGGTCGATGGACTGCGCAATCCGTTGTGAGATTGTGAACTTCTTCTCATGCTCAGGGAGGTGGTCGAATTCAAGCGCAGCCGGGTGGCCCTTATAGCCGCACTCGACGCATCCGCGTTCCAGCTTGTAAGCCTGGACGAATTCCAAGTTCTCTGCGTAGCGTCTCCTCATTTGTGCGCGCGTGCATTCTCGACACTTGTGGCGACGTTTCTTGCGGTCGTTGTAGAACTGCTCGACCGGCTTCGTATCGCCGCACTGGGGGCAATATCGCCACGAAGCACCATCGGTCATGTCGGACCTCCCGCTCAGGTTTTCGCCATCCCCGAGGTGTTCGTGTACTTGTCGGGTCAAGTTTGAACATCCTACGGAGTGACTCCGACAACGAATTTCAGAAGGAGTTCGCGTCACGCCACGATGTGGCTTCAACCAACTGCCCATATGAATAGGCCAGACTTGGGTGTCTTCCGCTGAAGCTCGGTATCTCAGCTCTACAACTGGTCGCCGGCCGCGTAGTTGTCCAGATTGGCGGAGTAGTTGTTGGTGAAGAAGGCGCGTTCCGACATCACCGTCAGGCCGGTTCGCCGCCGGCCACTTCCTGGAGTGACTACGCCACCAGTGTCGGTCCAGGTGCCCATTAGGACACCAGCCTTGGTGAGCGTGTATACGTTCCCGACCGCCGTCAGCTTTATGACCTGGCCTGACGCGGGGGCCGACGTGGAGCCGGATGCCCTGGTGGTATAGGTGCTGCCTACTTTGGTTCCGATGTGCCAGCCCGCGTTGTTGAAGTCGCCATAGACCAGGTTGGTGGCGGTCGAGTCGCTACGCACCACGACACCCGAATAGCAAACATCGTCGGTCTGGATCTCGGCGAATGATGCCTGGCAGTACATATCGTCGGTGTTCACCGAGGTGCCGTAGATGGCGTAACCGTTGAAAACGCCGCTTGTAGTGCCGGGATCGCCCGCCCTGACCGACTGCGAAGGCGAGCCGATCAAGGGCAGCTTGGCACCGAGCGACAGCCACGGCGAGGGCAGGGATCCGTCGGCGTAAGGGAACGTGTCCGAGAAGCTGACCGCCTTGATGTAGAGCAACTCGAAGCCGGATCCGGTCCACCGATATGCCACTTTGATTTCCTCCCATGCCGTGTTGGCCGCGTTGCGCATGTGCATCGCCTTGACCTTTTCCCAGGCAGTGCCGTTCCATACATGACCGCTCATGGCTACACCGGGATCCAGTAGATGACACCGGCGGTGCCCGCCCCTGGCAATGACGTCACACGCTGAATCGTGACGTTGGTGCCGTTGGTGCCGTTGGTGCCGGGGTTGCCATGAGGGCCGCGGTAGACGAGGCCTGCGCCATTGGCCGGCCACGCGCCGCTCTGCTTGACGTAGAGCAGGTTGTCGGCGGTGACGACGTACTGCGCGCCGTCCGGCGCACCGGACGGCAGTGCGGCGTAGGTGGCCACCGTGCCGTCGATGTGAATGCCCGACCCGGTCGGCCCCTGGATTCCCTGGATGCCTTGGATTCCTTGCGGACCCTGGATACCCTGCGGACCGCGAGGAGCTGAGACGAGGGTTCCTTCGAAGTACGTCAGCGATCCGGTGACGTTGCCGATGACGGTATCCCGCTCAGCCGAGATGCCGGGCTGGACGACTTCACCCTCGCGCAAGTACACCAGGAAGGTTGCACCGATGGCCGGGTTATCCGTAGCGCCGCCACCGTAGCGTATGGGCACCCGGGGATCACTGAACGTCGGAGACCAGTACAGAGACGGGATCGCTTGTTTGACCAGCGTCTCATCATTGTTGTCGTTGTTGATCTCGAAGTTCATCGCGAAGGCCCACCAGCCCTCGGTGTTGATGATGACTGTGCCGTCACCCACCGTGTAGACGGTGCAGCCCTGCTCGGTGAACCGCCGGTTGTCGAACACCGCGTCGGCGAGCACATGCATGGCGGTCGAGCCAGTCAGGTTGATGCCCGATGTACTAGCCCGGTACAGGCCGAATCCCTTGCCGATCATGGCCGTTGGCTTCACATCCGCGCCGGAGAACGACGAGACGCCGCAGCCGCGGTACCAGATAATCGAGACATCCGTGCGGTTGAAGACCAGGCCGACGAAACGGTTCGACGCGCCGACCGTCGCAGTGTTTCCAGAGTCGGTGTAGGTGAGCACCTGGATGCCGTTGAGCATCACGAAGTACTGGTTGCCGACAGCCCGGAACTCGACCGTGTTGCCCGCCTTCGGCGTGACGCTGTTCAGCGTGGCCCACGGCGTCGCGTAGGTGCCATACGCGCCCGACCCTCGGCCGATTTCGATGCGGTTGGCGTAGACAGAGCAGTGCACGAACGACGAACCACCGCTGGCGCAGCGGATCAGGATGCGGGTCGGTGCGGTGTTGGTGCCGGTCTGGCCGATGACGATCTTCGCCATGTGGTCGTCGGTGACCATCGCGGTGGTATGGCGCAGGCCGTAGTTGCCGGGCGTCGTCGACGAGGTCAGGATGTTCGCCATCGCGTTCTGGATACCGATCTGCGTGGCATCCGACACCCCCCACTGCGAGCCGAACGGTGACGTCGGGAACGTCTCGGTGATGACGGTCCCCGAGTTCTGCCCGCCTTCCTCACGGGCGGTGAACTCCGCCAGCGTCGAGGCCGCACTGATGGCAGCCTCGAGTGCGGTGCCGGCGTTCGTGTTCGCGTCGATCGCGGTGTTGTTTGCCGAGTTCGCTGTACCCAGCGCGGCGGTGGCGTTGGTCGACGCCGTGCTCAGCGCCGTGAGCTGCACCGCCGAGCGAAGAGTGAAAGCGACCAGGCCCCAGGAGAACTGTTTGAACAGGCCCACCTGCCGTGTCTCTGATGCGAAGCCCACTGTGCGATGTGAGGCGTCGACCGGGTAGCCCGACGAGTCGAGGTGACTGAGCAGGGTTTGCCCGTTACAGGTCAAGACATAGTTGTCCCCGCTGGCCTGCAACTCGATCAGTGCACCCTCAGGGATCGTGACCCCTGAGGTCTTCGACTCCCAGTCCGTGAACGACCAGGTCGTTCCGGATCGGGTGCCTCGGCCCATGTACACCGATTTGCCGTAGACGTTGGCGAAGACGAACTCGGTGAGCGCCGCGTTGGCGCGGATGAACAGTGTCGTCATCGCGCCGACCGCGACACCCGCGTTGTTCACACCGGCCGCGACGGTCATGCTGTCGCTGTCCGCGGTCTGCGGGCAGATGGCGTAGCGGCGGCCGGTCGGCGCCAGGATGCCGCCGCTGTTGTCAATCCGAGCGGCGTTGTCGAGAATCCCGAGGTTCGCGCCCCCACCGCCCTGAACCCACCCGTTGCCGAGGACGCTCAAGTTGTTGGCGCGGTCGAAGGTGTCGGTGAACTTCGCGCCCTCGGCGAGCTTGGCCTGCAACTCCATCAGGATCCGGTTGGTGTTCTTCCCCAGCCCGGTGAGGTTCGCGATCAGGTTGTTCACCCACGACCCGACGTCGTCGATGGTCCCGTCTTCTACACCCGACAGGATCTCGAGCAGGTCGCCGATGATCGGGACGTCTCCGACGAACTCCTGCAAGATCGGAACGAGGTAGTCGAGTAGGTCGATGTCACCGGCCGGGACCCGGCGGGGCAGATGCTCCACAGATCAGTCCTCCCGCGCTTCCTCGACGTTGCGCTTCTCTCGTTCCTCGCGTTTGCGGCGGCGGTCTTCGTTCTGCTCGCGGATCAGCGCCCACTCCAGGACGAGGTAAGAGACGATCCCGAGTGAGTAGATGAACAGTCGGAGTGCCTGTCGGCCCGTGTATTCCGTGGAGAGCCACGTCGCCAGGGTGATCTGGATCAACACCAGCGACAGGATCCCCGACTTCACCAGGTAGATCTTCCCGATGCGGTTCGTCCACCACGGCGACCGAAATGCATAGGTGAGACAGAAACAGAAGACCAGGATCGCGAAGATCAGTAGGGCCCAATCTGCGGCGTTCTTCACCGACCACCTCCCCATGCCTGTTGCAGCAGCTCGGTGTATCCGTTGCGTTCCAACTCCGCTCGCACCACCCTCGCCACTCGTGATTCGGTCGTGCTCTTGCGTTCGGTCTCGATGCGCCGGTCCACGGCGTAGGCGTGTTCTTCCGCGGCGGCGATCGACTCTGCTCGGGCCGCGTCCACGGCCCTGCTCCACGGCCACCTCACGAGGGCCCCGCGTTCCCCGCAGACTCCCGCACAGGGTTCGCCTGCCCGGTCGCCTCGCGGATCGCCTGGACGACGTGCGCTGACAACTCACCGGTGACAGCGAGTTCTGCGTTCGTCGCCGCGAGTGTCGCCATGACGCTCTTGTCTTCAGCCCGGCCGCCCCGCAGATCCGCGATCGTTTCGTCTTTCGCTTTCACGATCTCGCGGTGCGCCGGACCGAACACAATCCAGCCCCGGATTAGCGACACCGCGAGGAGGAGGAACAGCATGATGACCACTGTCACCGTGCTGATCCCCTCCCACGCGGAGGGCGTGAGGATCTGCATCACTCGCCGAGTTCGGTGTCGCTGACCTCGATTACCTCACCGTCGATGGGCGCGAGGGTGGGAAGACCCTTCGCTGAACCGCGGTTCTCGGTGAGCAATGAGGTCACGACGGACAGCAGGACCGTGGTGCCCGCGATTGTCAGCGAGCTGGGCCAGTCGATGTCGGTGATGCTGCCGGTGACCGGGATCGCCGCGGCCAGGGATCCGGCGCCTGTGCGTACGGCCCGGTCCGCGAGGTCGACGAGGAAGTTCCCCGACGTGACAGCGGTCGCCGTCGATACCGCGAGGATCAGCGACACCAGCGCGGCGAGTGCCGCGGCACCGAGGAGCGTGGTCCAGGACACCGACACGATCGTGACTCCGGCGCCGAAGAATACGAGCACGTTCTGCAAGAACGACCGGCCAGCGCGGTCGAGGGCGTCCAGCCAGAATGCGCGTGAGTCGAGGCTGCGCAGCTCCACGGTGGCTTCCACGGTGACGGGGATGGACTTCGGGAATTCGTCCATGATCACTTATCTCCCTCGATCTGGGCGAGCACAGCTTTGGCACCGGCGTCGCCCTTGTTGGCCTCGCGGCGGACGAGGTTGATCGCGCCGAGGACACCGTTGAGCGCGTCACGCTCGACCGACTCCTCGTGAATCCGGGCGTCGATGTTGAGGACCATGCCGGCGAGGGTGTCGACCGGATTGTCGTTGGCGCGGTACTTCGACCGCGATGGCAGCTTCTGGGTGAGTTCGGTGTAAATGCGCTGCTGCTGCTCGGTGGACAGTGCCATGAGAAATCCCTCCTCGGGAGTTGTGGTTCCGGCGGCCTTGGCGAGCAAGACATCCCACGGGAATCCGGGGCCGGGGTCGGTGTGGTCGGTCGAGTGCCAGGCGTCGACGGTGTCGGCGTGGCCGCCGGCGCCCTTCTGCCCGGCTCGCATCTGCGCGCCGCTCAGCTTGACGAGCGGGATGCCGTAGCGGTCGCGCCAGTCGCGCAGGACCCGGGCGCCGGCGTCGAGCTGGCGGTCCTGCGCGAGCCATTCGGCGCGGGTCTGGGAGGCGCGACCCTTGAAGCACAGGTGCAGGCCGCGCTCGTTGGCGGGCGAGCCTGCGGCCCACGGGATGTAGTTATCGTCGTTGGATCGGCCGATGCGGCCGTCACGTCCGACGACGAGGGTGTAGGACGCCTGTGCCCGCGGCTGGGCGAGCCAGCCAAGGAGGTCCTCGATCCGGCCGTTGGGGTCGCCCTCGTCGGTGTGGACGATGGCGAGGGTGCAGTTCGCGGGGTTGCGGGGCCCGTCGTCGTTGGGCGAGAGCATCGTGACGTCAGCCTGTAGCTGTCCCACTGGGTTTCCTCCTGGTGTGGGTTGGGGTGCGGCGCCGGGATAGGCGGCGCCCGACAGCCAGGGCGCCGGGTCGAGCCGGTTCGGGCCGGGCGGCGACCACACGTAGCGGTGCACCTCGAAGTGCAGGTGCGGTGCGACGCCGCCGTTGGTGTTGCTGTCGGGGTTGATGCGGCCGATGCGCTGCGCGGCCGCGACGCGCTGGCCGACGCGTACCTCCGGGATGATGTGGCCGTAGACGGTGAGGCCGCTGCCGTCCTCGGTCGGATGGTCGACGTTGATCCACTGCCCGAAGCCGGACGCCGGGCCCGCCGCGGTGACGGTGCCGCCCTGCGCTGCATAGATGGGCTGGCCGCCGGACCCGCCGTTGCGGCCGAAGTCCGTGCCCCAGTGCATCGAGTTGTCGAAGGTTCGGAAGCCGAATCCGCTGGTGATGTAGAAGTCGCGGCCGACCGGAAAGAATCTCGGTGCCATGGGTTCTCCTAGGTGCTGTTGGCGATGCCGCGCGTGGTTTGCGCGAAGCCCTGCATGTTGGCGATGAAGTTGCTCCACGCACCCCGGACGCGTTTGTCCTCGCCGAGCACCGGTGTCTCGACCATCCGGCCGTCGCGGGAGTCCTTCACCGTGACGGAGGAGACGTACTGCTCGACGGTGGTGCCGCGGTCGTAGAAGGTGTGGATGTCGCCGACGTCGTATCGGCGGCCGGTGTTGTCGTCGACGCCGAAGCTGTTGCCGCGCCCATCCGGCCCGCCGGAGGCGACAGTCAGCGCGATCGCCTCGCCGCCGGAGTGATCCTTCAGCGCACCCTGCCCGACGGCGTAGGACTCGGCCGACCAAGCGGCCGTGTTGTCGGCAAAGATCTCGCCGAATGCGTCGTCCTTGCCGATGTCATCTTCGAGGTCCTCGTCGTAGAACTGCTGGTACGCGAAGAAGATGTTGTCGAACAGGTCGCCGACGACCAGGCCGAGACCGAGCCCGGGGGCGAGAGCGTTGAGCAGCAGCTGGATCGCGAAGTTCGCACCCCACTCGATGACCTGGTTGAGGATCTCGGGGGCCTTGCCGCCGACGATGGCGCGGGTGGCGTCGGCGTGGTCCTCGCTCATGTCGACGTTGAGGATCTGACCGCCGTCGGTGCGCCACTCCAGCTTCCGCATGTCTCGCTTCTTGCGGGTGTCGAACACGTACCCGGCGCGGTCCATCTTTCCCCAGGAGTCGGGGTCGAGGAGTCCGAGGAAGTTGTCCGGGTTGAGGAAGTTCAGGAAGTTGTCGCTGGTCGAGTCGATCACCGATTGGAGCTGCGCGAGATTCGACGTGTTGAACACGTGCGGCGGCGTGCCGGTGCCGTCCCACAGGTCCATCTTGTAGCCGAACTCGAACCGGTTGCGGGTCAGCTTGAACAGCTCGTCGAGCTGCGTGAACCGGGCCGATACGACTGCGACGTTCCCGACGGCTGTGTTCACCAGCTCGAGGAGATCGTCGAGGGTGGCGATGTCGTCGAGGTCCGGGAGGTCCTCCCCGACCTGGTGCAGCGGCAGTGCCCCGTAGATCGGCTTGTCGAGGCGGGTCCAGTTCTTCGACCCGAAGTACTTGCACAGGAAGTCCGGCTCGCCCGCCATGATGTCCTGTTTGCCGGTGAGACCGACCTGGATCTCGGGCGGGAACAAGGGGTTCACCCAGGCCGTGGCGCGCTGGAGCTGGA